TTGCCGTACCGCCAAACTGAGCCAGGCGTGTCAGTAGGTAGCCACCCTGGTAGTCGTAGCCTTCGGAGTAGGTGTCAAGGTTGGGGTCGAAACCGAAGGGTAGGATTAACGTCTCAGGGATCGATGGCTCCACGAACAGGCCCAGCAGCACGCCACCCTCATGCTGGAACCTTGCCACGTTCGGCCCAGCGGTCTGAGTATCACCAGCCGCGTCAACGTAGTCGGCAGATGTCGCCCTCACAATTGACGCCGAGTTCCCGCTGATCACGTCTACCAGCGAGCCCTGGCCAAACCGAACATCTAGGCTGGGCACTGTGCCAGCGGCGACCCAGAGTGCATCACCTACACCTGAGCTAGTTAGATCAATAGAAATTAAATTATCTGAATTGTATTTTGTTGTAGCTAATTTAACCTTATTATTATTAATTTTAATGATGTAATAAATTTCATTATCTACAAGACCACCAATTACACTTGAAGATGTATAAATTACTTTATCTCCATCATTAAAAGTATGATTAGGAATGATTAATATATTTGATGCTAAAATATAACCTGAAATATCTAATGGATTAATAATTAATCTTCTATTATAATCATTATATCTTACAATAACTGTTGTTGAGATTCCAGATTTTACATTAATATCAACATTATCTAAATTACTTAGATTATGATCAATTGCTGTAGTGACAGTAATTTCATTTTTATATATTTCACCAATTAATTTATTTGAATTTTGTAGTTTAAATGAATGATAATTTCCAGTCCCAATACCAACAAAATATAATAAATTAGTAGTTCCAATACTAACAATATTTGTAGTAATTCCTATTATGTCATTATTATATTTTGTTACATAGTATTCACCAACATCTATTAAACTAGATGTTGATATCCCATTTGAAGATACCGTAATTGGGCTGCCATCACCATTGTAATATTCTACAATATCACCAGTATCCAAATTATGATTTGGTAAATATACAGTTCTTGTTGGGATTGCATATTGAGTTACGCCCGAACCAGGATTAGAAAAATATAATGTTGAAGTTATTCCTGGCCCATATTGTGTACCAAGACCAATAGATTCAGATGGATTGAAATATATATTTCTATTGCGTTCATAATTATATGAATTATTTACAATTGCAAATCTATCAAAAATAATTTGTCTTGGTATTTCTTCTAGTATTGTACCAGAAGAATATGTCACAATACCAATTGTTCCTTCGTATTCTCTAATAACTCGTATTCTAGAATTAACACTATCAACACCCAATACCTTTATTTTTTCATCATTCACCACATAAACATCATCTTCAATAATGTTTGATAAACCACCAGTAATATTAAAATAGGTTACTATTCCAGTCTGTGAAGATGGTTTAACTTGATTACTTAAATGTAAAGTATTATTTGGTATAGTAATAATACTAATGATTTCATTAGTATTATCTGAGCTAAATTTTATAATATCATTTGTACTTAGGTTATGAGGGGCTGTAGAAAGACCAATATAATAATTTATTGAGTTTCTTTTAAATATTTCAATATCAGACATTATAATTTCAGGCGCTGATATGCTACTAACTGCAACTCCAGTAATTTTAGAAACTAAGGCACTATTATCTGTTATAGTTAGTTTATCATCAACTTTATATCCCGCCCCACCATCAATAATATCAATAGATGATATAGTCCCAGTTTTTGTTTTTAATATCTTATTGATCTGTTCTTTATATTGATTTGGTTGATAGAGATATTCATATCCACTATTTGCATTTAATAAATTATATGGATCCGTGTTCCTTACCCAGTTTGTATCTATATCAAAAGAATCAACATTATCAAAATTATAATGTATTGGGGATGATTTATATGTATTTCCAATTACATATGGGAATACTGGTCTTCTGAATTTTCTAAATGGTCCAATTGAATCCGTTTCACCCGCTGTTATAGTGCAGTAATATGAATATATTCCATTTGGGTATTCTGGTGTAATTGAAAATCTACCATTATGTTCATCTAAATCACCTGCATTAACAAACTTATAATCTTCTACAAATGTTCCTATTGGATATGTTATAAAGTCTGGTCTACCTTCTAATTGTAGTTCTTCAATGGTTTTTAATCTATAACCAGATTCTAAAATCTTAATTGGTCCACCTGAAGGTGTTGAATAGCCATATGGACCATATATTGGATTTCCGTCATAAGCCCACCCAATTATCGGTGAATGGGTATCACCATAAGTCTCTTCACCATTAAAGATCTGTAAATCCTTAACTTGGGTTTCAGATCCATTGATATATTTTTTAGACAATACAGATTGTCTTAATGGTCTTGGCGCATATATGTGAGTGTACTGTAGGCCAATATCTGCATTTTTTCCAGATATAATAAAACCATCGTCATCGGAAATTAGGTTTTTATTGAGTGCTCTTTCAAATTCATTAATTGTCCAAGTTTTAATTTTCGCCTTAAATTTTGCATCTATTCCAGAATTCAATACAGTTATTGTTGTCTTATCTGAGGTGTAATTAATTCCAGGTGAATTAATTACAACATCAATAATTAACCCATCAGATATAACTGGAGTTAACTTTGCTCCTTTACCATCACCAACAACTATTAAATCTGGTATAGAAGTATAATTAATTCCAGATGATTGAATAACTACACTTGTAATTCGACCATTAACAACTACTGGTGTTATTTGAGCACCGTAGCCAGAATTCAATGTAAAATTTGGTGATTTATAATAATTGATAATATCATTTGATCCATAATTTAATCCACTATTATCAATATTCACATCTACAATCTCACCTCTAAATACTGGCTGGAGTGAAGCATTAAATGGTCCACCAGAAATTGTTGAAATTCCAGATCTTCCAAGTAAATTCAACGTAATTTCGGGGTAATTGAAATAATGCTCACCAGAGGGGAATGATGTTAATTTAATAAACTCATTTCTATCATAATAATATTTCTGATATGTTTGACCAACACCAATATTACACAATCTAAAATTATTATCATCTATCTTGTTGATATAATATTGTTGTTCTGATGACAATCCAGAAATTGGGGTTGATGTTGGGTTATAGACGATTATCGACCCCTCGTCATATCCATTATTTTCTGATATAATAAAATTACCAGCCGTATTAATTCCAGTTACCTTAACCTTCCTATTCTCATAATTCGATCCAGAATCTACAACATCAATGGATCCAATTTTCCTCTTCTTATTAAAACTTCTAAACCTGTGAGTTCCAATAGAATAGTCAGTCAACCCAACGGTATTAATTCCAGAAATTGAATCATTTTTTGAATTATATAATTTAATGGAATTTTCTGTTATTACAGAAACAAAATATTTTGAATTATTAGATAATCCACCAATGTTTGGGTTTGCTAAGTTATGATATATAACATCTTCGGTTTCCCCTAATTTATGATATGTTGGAAATGTGATTATATTGTTTGTTAAATCTAATGTATTATCATTTATTGGTGAAAATTTAATTTCATAATCATATGAAATTAAATTAACTGATGCCTTTGCACCCACACCATTACCACCACTTATTTCTATTGTTGGGGGGTCAACGTAGTCAACACCAGGATCTAATATATCAACTCGTTTTAAATTACCAGAAACTGAACAATTTACACTAGCACCTGATCCAGTTGAATCAGTCAAAATTAATTCTGGTGGATTTATTACATCATATCCAGTACCACCAGATAGAATATCAATATCATCAATTCTACCAAAATATACAGAATCACTTGATTTATAATTAAATAGCTCAACACCATTTATAAAAATTCCTATTTGTTGGCTTTGTGTCTCCCAATTTACATTATCATATATTGGGTCACTTATTTTTCTAATTAATCTTTGGGGTTCCAATAATTTACTATCATATCCATTAGGATAAATGAAATTATAATATTCGATTATGTCATTTTCAACAGTACCCGAAAGTTGTATGAAATTACCATTTTCTATATTTTCTTTACTTTTTGATAATTTAATGGTACTCCCATTTATAACCTTAACATAATATATTCCATAATCTGTTATTTTATTACTAGAACTCGGTCTATATAAAACTATATCACCAGTATAAAAACTATGTGTTAATATTGCACCATTCTCATTTTTAAACTGCAAGTCTTCACCAGAAAATGACCCAGTAAATTTAATACTCCTTGTCTTAAGGATTAATTGTTGATTTAAATATTTTGGTATTGATGGACTAACAACATACAAACTACCATGTAAATCGCTATATATATTATAAACATTTGAATTATAAAAATTCAAATTACTATAATTTGATACATCAATTTTAGATAATTTCTTTTTGATAGTATATATTAAATTATTATCTAATTGACCTTGCCCTCTAATTACAAAAACTTTATTATTTTCAATTGTAATTACATTTCCACTTCCAGTTATGCCATTATTTGATCTAATTTCAAAACTATCACCTATGATGAAATAATTATCATCATAGGTTTTTATTTTATATGTGTAATCTGATAAATCAAGTAGCTCAATTGATTTTATGCTGTACCAAGTTGATATATTATAGAACCAATTTTTTGATCTTGTGTCAGTTAGGTTGGATCCCAATGTTTTTATCTTTATTCTATCTCCCGGCTCATATAATGAAGAATTTGGAACACTCAAATCTGATAAAACGCCAGTAATTCTTAATTTAATAATATTACCATCTTTATTATAACCATAAACATAATTATTTAATCTAATTTCAGATTTTTCAGGTATGGAATCAGTTATAGATGAACAATCAAGAAATTGATTAATAGTTTTATTACTATAATTTATAGTGAGTAATGATGTGTCTGGTAATTGAACTTCTAATGTGCCGGATTTAGGAAAACCTATCGTTGAATCAACATCAATATAAGTTGAATTTTTTTCTATATTTGTTACACTTAACGTTTTGGGATTGATTGAAAATTTACCCTTTACTGTCCCAGAAACATCAATATCTTTATCATAATCATAATCTAAACTTACAACATAGAATAATCTATTATCTCTATTTATTTTTTCTATCTTAGTTATAGTTCCTCTAGCTGATTCTATAAATTCAGTCTCATCTTGATATAATGTTAGATTTTCCAACTCATATGGATCACCATTAACAGATTCCACAATTAAATCATTAACAATTCTATAAATTGCAACAGATGATTCAATGACTTGATCTCTTGGTAAAATTACATCAACATTATCACCATATAATGCGCCAAAAAGAATTTTAAATGAATTTACTGTACCTTTGGATTTATAAAAATCAACTAATTGCTTTATAAAAATTCTCTGATTTAATGATTCATATAAATCCCTATTTTCAAATCCTGGAGCGATTTGTCTCTTTATTTTATAGAGAAATTCTTTTAAAAATAATACACTTAAATTAATTACATTTGAACCCAAATTATGAGATTCAACTAAAGTTTCATTAAAAGTTAATAAATCATCTTCTCCTGGATTATTATAACTACTTACACCAGAAAATCCACGAACACAATTTAAAAATTGAGTGTCTGTTTTTGATTTATATGTAATAATTTCATTGTCAATTAAAAGAAGACCATATGTCTCTGGGAATCCTTCAGTAGAATTAACAGAAATATTACGATCAAATATAGTAACATCATTACTTAATACTGTAGACTCAATAGCAGAAAGTATATGATCAATTTTAATATATTGATCAATATTCTGAAGTAAATCTGACGGGTTACTTTTTGTATCTAAAGAAAGATAATATTGCTTTAAGAAATCAATAAATTTTGGATATTGATTTCTAACAAAAAATGGAAGCTGATTATCTATTATAGATGATATTCTTACTCTATTAATACTCATATTAATTTCTGATTAAATCCTTGTCATAATAACTAGACGTTGTTATATATGTTGTTCCTGATATATCATTTCTTGAATCAATATTATCATGAATCATATTTATATTTACCCTAGTGGTATCTAACTGTAAATATAAGTCCTGTATTCCCAATATATCATTTGATTTTGGTAATGCGGAAATTTCAATAATATTATCAGCACCATTTGTTTTTAATGTGTCTAAAATATTTAAATAAAATAAATTAATCTCACCACGTTTATAATTTATCTTCCCGGCATTATTTCTAACTATTTTATAACTATTATTTTCCAATTTAAAAAATATAATTTTACCAGTTTCTTCATCTATTGGATTATCGGTGAGATATACAACTCCATTAATTCCCGATATTTTAAAACCAGATGATTTAATATTAAAGCCAGAATTGCAACGAGAATAAAATTCATTACCATAACAAATTTCATAATTTGCATATTGATTTTTTACAACTTTTAAATCTCTTCTTATTTTTATTTTTGTTATATTTGACGTAATAGCATTACTTGTATTATCAATTAATTTTAAGAATTTACTATATTTAAATCTTGCACCATAACCATTTAACTCAGAAGAGTCTGAATATAATTGAATATTATTACTTATTTGAGTTCTTAATGAATTACTATTCGATGATAAATTACTATTATAATATGCATTTATATCCGCTTCAATATATAAGTATCTTAAATCAAGAATTTCAGGCAGCACACCAGCAACACTATATTTTCTAAGTTCTTGCTTTAAATTATCCTTTACTGAATTTGGAAGAAATGGTCCGTTGATTGGTTTTATTGTAATAAACACCTTTCCGTATTGTGGTGGAGTTAAAGTCTCACCGCCAAATGCAGATACTGATTCAGCTTCTGGATAAATTTTAGGAATTATGGCTTCATAATCAGATGATGTAACTGCTCTATTCTGGGATGCATATATTCTTGGGGCATATGTCTTAATTGAATTCACGGATTCAATTAATTTCCCACCTCTGGATGGTGAGTTTGTTGAAACTACAGATATGGATGAGGTAACTAAACGACCGTGATTGTCTATAATTCTACCATTAAAATTAAATCTACTTATTCCATTACCATCTTCACCATTTGTAATTATATAACTGAATTCTAAGAAATTCAAATTATCTAACTTTTTTCCAAAAATATCATCACCAAATAATAGTTCATAGTTTTGATCATCAATTTCTTGTATAAAGAACACCTTAGATGTTGGCTTTATATCAAATAAACTATTTTCAAGTATAAACTTTCTTTTTACTGAACTATTTTTAGTATTTCTAACATCAACTGATAATGTTGATGTATCTATATTTCTATTTTCTAAAATAAATCGTTGATTTACATTATTAACATCATACTCAAAAGTTTGAGTTAAAAAAGTTCCCTCATAAATCTCAATATTTTCAAATAATGCTACACCATCAACTACTGGAACAGTAATATCTTCTTTTATAGCAAATGTGAATGAACTATTACCAAAATTATTCATTGATGTAGCAACAATTCCCCTCTGTAGAGTTAATGTAACGGGATTTGTTGATAGGCTAGTAGTGTCAACTAAAAATGTAATATTTGCTCTCGCTGCAATTCTAGATCTAGGAACATATCCAATGTTTCTAGCTAATGAAACTACATTTTCTCTTAATGTTGCAGAATCAATAAAAACTTCATTCGATACCATATTGGCATTGTATGAAGTTATATATGTATTATAGGCTAATGTATTAATAAGGATCGATAAATTAGACCCCTCAAAATCATAATCAGTAAAATCACTGTTAGATTTAATGTAGTCTTTAATTGAAGTTTTTATCTGATCAAAATCTAAATTTGAAAAATTTACTAGGGTCATTATCGATTATTTACTAGAGCAAATGATAATTGCTGATCTGGTATATTTATACCAATAATTTCATATCTTAATGCGATATTAATTTCATTCTTATATTCTTTTAATTCCGCATCAATGTCTTGTAAACTCACCCTAGGTTCGTATCTGGATATAATATTGCGTATTCTATCCTTAATTAATTCCAATGTTATTCCATCAATATTTTCAAATAACATAATCGGTAATCCCAATTCAGGATTAAAAAAAACTTCTTCAAGATGTATCATCACAAGATTTCTAATCGATCTAGCAATAGCAGTTTCATTTCGCAAAATTATTAAGTCATTGGTGAGAGCATTTTTTGAAAATGATAAAGAAATATCTTTGAAGCCTTTACTGGATCGGTTTTCTACAGGCATTTTTCCCAACCCCGCTTAGATGACTCACTCATTTTTTTCTTAGTTTCTTCTGAGTGCATTTTTCCTTTATGTGCATCACTCATTCTCCTTTTAGTTTCTTCTGATAAAATTCTTTCTTTTAGTTTCTTTTTTGTTTCTTCTGATCTAATTTTACCTAGCTTAGATTCACTAATTTTTCTTTTAGTTTTTTCTGAATGTTTTTTACCATACATAGGATTTTTTTCACCCTTTAGTGAATCACTTAATTTTCTTTTAGTTTCTTCTGATAATGGTTTACCATAATTATAATGTTTTTCACCCATTTGCGCTTCACTCATTATTTTTTTAGTTTCTTCTGAAATGCTCTTCCCCCTATTAGATTCACTTATTCTTCTTTTATGATCATCAGAAAGTTTTCTGCCCATAGCAGATTTACTCAGTTTTATCTTATGTTCTTCTGATATAATCCGACCAGATGTACCCTCACCACCCTCAGTAAGATTCCTCAGTATTCCTGTACCTAAATCCTTTCGACCAAGAATGGTGATCATGTATTTCTCATGTTTAAATGCTTCATCTTCAGTTAGATTTTGTTTTAATAATAAAATTCTATCTTTATCTTTAGGTACTGAAATGTGCCCATGTGATTGATAGGCTCTACGGTCTTTACCCTTACCAATATAGTAAGGTGTTCCGTCTTCTCTTAAGTACGCATAAGTATAAAATTTATTAACCATTTAATGTTCTATTAAAAAATTCTGGCTCTACACCATATTCCAAATCATCCTCGTCATTCCTTATTTTTTGATGTAATTCATTTTGTTTTTCAAAATTTTTCATTTTAGGAATCATATTATCGTATGCAACTTCTCTCATGAATTTTTTAGTATCATCTTGAATCGGTCGATAATCAGTGACAAGATGTGTTGTACCGAATTCTCTTTTCATGTATTCAACATTACGATCAACGTTACTGTTAGCCATTTTGGTTCTCCTTTAGGTATGAACTACACATTAGCTAAAGACTAATGAGTTTCAGGTTTCATAGACTTATCTAACGCCCACGCCTCCACCTGTTTTTGTTTAATGTCCGACTCAATCCCTGACCCAGACAATTTAAATAT